CGATACTTAATTCTATTTTTGGAGGACTTGGTGGTTTGTTTGGTGGTGGTGTTAGCACTTCTGCACTACAAGCCGCAGGCATGAACGTATCTCCAACAGCAAGTTTTGCAGGCGGTGGTTATACTGGCGACGGATCTCGATCAGGTGGTATTGATGGCAAAGGTGGGTTTAGGGCGATTCTCCATCCAAAAGAAACAGTTATTGATCACACTAAAACAAAGGCGCAGTTAAATACTGCAACGGGTGAGGTTAGGCAGGTGAGTGCTGAGATTAATTTTAATGTGCAAGCTATTGACGCATCAAGTTTTAATAATTATTTGGTGGGCAATCGTGCCACGATTGAGTCGATTATCAATAATTCATTAACAACTAACGGCTCAGTGCGTCGAACTATTAGGCAGGTGGTGTAAATGGATAATTTAACCGCTACAATTTTGGCTAATCACCATCATTTAGAGGTGGAGGAATGGAGTAAGCAGGGTAATACTATTGAGTACAATTCTGGCAATACACAACGCATTATTAGATCTTCCATTCCGGCTATTGAAATGCAAATTAGTTATCGTGGATTGACGTTTGATCAGTTTACTGATTTAAAAAATGCCTATGAAAATAATCACTCAAACACAGTGATTATTGATGCGCAAGATGTGCATGATCTTCGTCCGGATGTGATGGGTTTAAATTCTTCTACTTGGGCGTTTAAAGAGTTTCGATTTGTGGTGGTTGCGCCAAAGGTTTATTCTGGTACGATTAAAATGATCACTTCGGTGTTTTTTAATTACACTGAATATCAAAATCAATTTAGTCAATTATCAAGTTATACTCCGATTGTTTCAGTGGATGATAGTTTTGAGGGTGTGCTTAACATTGTCACCCCACATCAAGTTGAATATGAGTATTTTTCTAATTCTATATTTTCCAATATTGGGCAATCTGCACGCCACATTAAAGACAAAGGCGGGTTGCGTAAAAAATGGAAATTATCTTGGTTTATTGACCAGTCACAATTTTTAGAATTACAAAAATACTATCGCAAAAAAGCCGGCATTATGGGTACGTTTGGCATTCCGGAAGAAGGGTCAACGGGTATTAATGCTGAACATGTTTATTTAATAGATCAAGACGACTATGTGGCGACTGATTATATAAATAACAAGGAAGATTTAACCAAAGCCATGTTTATGCAGGACAGCTTTAAGTTTTCACGACGTGTTGATAATATGTATATTGTTGAGGCGGATATTATTGAGGCTGCTGCATAATGAAAACAATTACAAATGTTGTTAAATCAGATGAAGCCTTTGCACTTTTGCACTTGTTTGAGTTTGATATGTACAATTTAGATAACACATTCAAAGAAACGCTGTATTTTACTGATCATGATATATTTGTATTTGATGGTGCTAATGAATACACGCCACTTGCTATTACTTTTGATCGTTTGGTTGAGGATTTTTCCATGCAATCCGATTCGATTAGTTTGTCAATTGATAATATTAACGGTGCATTAGCAACTCAAGCATTAGCCTCAGAATGGCGTAATAATCGTTGCAAAGTTGAGCGTGTTATTTACACGCCACCGAGTGAGGTTATTAATGGTGATGAATATGAATTTGGCGTGACAGATAATCGCTTAGTTGAATATCCACGACTTGAATTATATGATTTACAAAAGGATCGATACACGCCATTTGAGGGTGTGATTGATACCTTTAGTGCAACCACACAAGCCTTGCAAGCCACGCTTACAACTCAATTTGCCCATTGGGCAAAGCCTTATCCGGCGCGCACTTACAATCAAAATGAATTTACATCAATTGTGGATGCAATTGTGGATGTGGTTTATTGGGGGCGGCAGAAAACAGTATGATTAATAATTGCTTTACCACTGTTTATCATTATTTAAATGAGCGTTTTATCATTCCGCATGAGTGGAATGGTTGGACGGTTGCGGATATGGAAACCTTTATTAAGGATGAAAAAAAGTTTTTAGGACGCAAGGATCATATTGCATTTTTTAGGAGTTTTTGCACTAAAGTTGATCAGGCAGAAAAAGACGATATTGTGCTTACGCGCAAATCAGTAGGTGTGGCGATTAATCAATTTACTTATTGGGTGCATAATGAAGATCTTAATAAGGTGGAGCATAAGCCATTAGACAAATCTTGCTTGGTGATGAGGATTAATCGTGGGCAGTAGTGTTAAGGCGATTGTTGGCCTAGGGTTGGCAATTTTTGCACCACAACTTGCGCCAATGTTGTTGGGCGCAGGTGCAACAGCCACTGCACTCGCATTAACAACCGCGGCCATCACACTGGTTGGCGCATCAATATCCGGCTCAGCACTTGCACCAGATGCGGGCGATATTGGCAGCGTTGATTCATATTCAGGCATTAAATTACAAACTCAAAAATCCAACACCAACCCAGTGCCACAAGTATATGGCTATCATCGTTTGGCCGGCAATATTGTTTACCAGGCCACTAATTCGGCCATTTCTAATGATGATGCTGCGAATGGCTATAACCGTGATTATTGGTCAATTATTATTATGGCAGGGCATACCATTGAGGATATTGTTAAGATCTTTGCCAATGATGATGAAATGACATCGCTAGGGTTAAATAAATTTAAACTTGAGTATGTGCATATTAAATGGTATGACGCATCATCCACAGCAACCAATGTACAAAGTATTGATTTTGTAACTGATACTACTGGTGCAACATCCACCGGCGCAACACTTGGTCTTGATAGTGTTAGTATTCCTAAAGACACGGCATTTTTAGCCATTCATCAAGTGTTTGATGGTCAGCAAAATAAAAACACTCAAATGGCGAATATTACCACTGAGATTAAAGGTAAAAAAATTCGCACAATTACCGATGCATCCACCATCTCAACTACACTTAGTTATTCCACCAATCCGGTAGAAATTGCATTAGACTTAATGGCGAACGGCCTTAATATTGCCGATGCTGATATTGATATTGCCACTTTTTATCAAGCCAAAACAGATTGTAATACTTACGGATGGACGTGCAATATTGCGCTGATTCAACAGGCTAACATCCAATCGATTATGCAGGATGTGTTGGCAACTTGTCGTGGTCAGATTGTGCATTCGGATAGTAAATGGAAGTTAAAAATCGACACTAAAAATCAGTCAACAGTTGTGGCTTTAACCAATGATGATTTTATTAATAATTCTTTAAATATTTCAATGAAAGGCAATCGGGAAATTGCTAATAAGATCATTTTAAAATATATCAATCCAACTGATCAATGGCTAAGTGCGCAAGTGGTTAAAGAAGATTCAGATTTACAAGACTTAGATTCGCAAATTTTATCTAAAACATTAGATATTAAAGGTATTACCAATCAAACGCAGGCCAATCAACTTGCAGAAATCACTTTAAATACAATGCGTTATAGTGAAGATGCAAGCGGTAATCGGGTTAAACAAACACCGCTTGCTATTTCATTTGGAACAACGGTTAAAAATGCCGATCTTGAGGTCGGTGACGTGGTGAGTGTTAATTCAGAATTGTTGGATAGGGTGCGTAAATTTGTAATTCTGTCAACAGAAACAGATCAGTCTGGATTGATTCAAATCACTGGCCGTGAATACTGTGAAACACATTATAAAAATTCATCTGGTAATTATTTAATTTAAGAGGCTAATATGGCAACAATTGTAACAAGAGCAAGCAAAGGATCAGCATTAACCCATAATGAGGTAGATGCTAATTTTGAAAATCTTAATAATTCAAAAGAGGATTTGAGGGTGCCGGCAACAAGTGCTGAAATGCAATCTGGCGCACAAACTGAAATAAGATCTATGTCGCCACTTCGTGTTAAGCAAGCTATTGAGGCGTTGTCGTCAGCAGTTGCATCACAAGAAGTGAGTGATAGAGATTTTGGAATTAACTTAATTTAAACGGAGAATATTATGAATAGCAAAACAGCACAATCAGCCTTAATGGCTCGCATCGTTTCGGTGTCAGATTCAGAAACTGATTTACAAAAATTGGCTTATGCCGCTAAAGGCTTGGAGTCTTTAACCAATCAAACGCCAGAGGATTTTACTGGCTCTTATGGTGTTAGTTGGAATCAATCAACTGATACTTACGCTCAACTTGGCTCAAGCACCAATCACGTGGCTTTACCGATTCAATCTAAGATGCGCAGATGTTTGCTTGCAGATGATGGCACAGTGAGTGCTTATTTACACGCGGCGGATTCATCATTTTTAGCGAATGGTGGCGCGGCAACTTTGGATGGTTCTGCCGGACAAGTAATGGTGGAAATTCCTAAGTTTTATTTTAAGCACACATTTAGCGGTTCAACTCATTCTTGGGAAGTTTCAGAAATTCCGTTAAGTGGTTTTGCGGTGCATCCTGCCTTTATTAAAAACAATATTGAAGTTGATTTTAGGTACATGGGTGCTTATGAAGCATCTTCAGCATCTTCTAAAATGGGATCGGCTTCTGGCGTTTATCCTGCGGTTAGCAAAACACGCACAACCTTTAGAAGTGAAGCGTCAGCACGTGGAACGGGTTGGAGGCAAGTTGATTTTTATTTGCATTCAGCAATTCAATTATTGTACTTAGTTGAATATAAAGACTTTAACTCGCAAGAAATGATTGGGCAAGGTCGTACAACACTATCCAGTGGTGCATGGTCAAACGGCTCATACATTGGTATTTGTGGTTATTCAGATGCTCATGGCAACCAAACAGCAAACCAAACAACCTCTGGCGGTGGCGTTACGGGTGATATTCAAGGTGACTTTATGTCATACCGTGGCATTGAAAACCTATTTGGCAATATTTGGAAAATGGTTGATGGTTGGACGGTTAACGACGTTTCATCTTCACAGATGATTCAATATGCAACCAATAATGATGCTGATTTTGCAGACACTGGCAGCACCAATATGACGGTTATTTACGATGATACATCGCCACATGCAAGTGGTGCGTATATCTCTGAATTAGCAGACATCTCAACCGGTTTTTTAGGTACAACGCTAAGTGGCGCATCTAACACATACGTG